GTACAGATGGCGCCATTTACTAATATGCCAGACGAAGTAAAAGCATTTGCACAAAAGATCAAAGATGGCATTACCAACGGAAAATACTTTGCGTTTACAGGACCTATTAAAGACAACACAGGCAAACTACAGTTGAAAGACGGTGAGATTGCTGATGATGGTCACCTCAACGGCATGATGTATTATGTTGAAGGTATTGACGCTAAAGTACCAGGAAGTTAAAAATGATTCCAGTAATTGATTTTAAAAGTTCAAATGTACTGGAAAAAATACGCAAAGCTTACACAACTGTAGGCTTTGCAGTTTTTACTAATACACTAAGCGACAAAGATCAAGCTACAATGAATGTGTGGTTTAATCTAATGAAAGAATTCTTTAATAATGATTTAGAAGAGAAAAACAAATACAAATATCAAGCTGAAAACAATTTAGGTTACTCAGTTATGGGCGCAGAAAACGTTGATCCAACAGCACCAAAAGATATGAAAGAAAGTTTTAATTATAATAATAGTAGAATGCCAAATGAATTATGGCCTTTTAACATAAACGGATTTAAAGCAACTGCACTTCAAACAATTGATATTGCAGATAAACTTACATTAAAAATATTAGAAAAATTTGATGAGATTTTAGATACAGGATCATTATTAACTAAAGCACATATAAAACCGTATAACACAACTCGAGTTATACATTATCCTGCATATGATGGTCCATTAGAAAATAAACAAATGAGAATAGGAGAGCACAGTGATTACGGCACTATTACTTTACTTTGGCAAATTAATGATGTTCCTGGACTTGAAGTCCAAGACATACAAGAAAAATGGCACACAGTTCCGTACGAATATAATGGAGTAGTTGTTAACATCGGTGATCTATTACAAAGGTGGACCAACGATTATTTTGTAAGTACAAAACATAGAGTAGTTAATAGCCATATACACATTCCAAGATATAGTATGGCGCACTTTGTTGATCCGGAACCTGGAACAATAGTGAAAAATATATCTAAGATCAAATTCGATCAATATGAACCTATCGAAAGCAGACAATACTTAATGAACAGATTAGCACAGAGTTATTAATGATAAAAGATTTCTGGTATTACTATAAAGATTTTGGACCACGATACGGTTGGTTCTGGAGTATAGGTTACTCAATATTTAATGCATCATATTTTAATCGAGATGGAACCTGGAAAAAGAAGACATATGAAAATTAAAGATTATATTAAAAGTTATAAAGATTTTCCAATTGCTGGTATAGATTTTAAAGATATCTCTAGCCTGTGTAATAGTAAAGGATTAAGGCTAGCATGCGATGCGATTGAACAACAGCTTGTATTTCATATGTGTAATGCAAAACCAAAAATATTAGCATTAGATGCAAGAGGATTTATATTTGGTAGTATTATTGCTGATAGAAATGATCTTAATTTAGTATTATGCCGTAAAAATGGTAAGTTACCTGGTCAAACTATTGCAAAAGATTTAGAACTTGAATATAATAAAACTACATTAGAATTACAAAAAGAGACTATAAAGACCAATGATAACGTTATTATTGTTGACGATTTAATGGCCACAGGTGGAACAGCTATAGCAGCTATCGAACTGGTTAAAGAGCTAGGCGGCAGTGTGTCTGCAGTTGCATGTGTTATAGATCTACCTAACTTAGGTGGCAGCAATAAAATTAAAGAACTTAATATTCCGTTTTATTCAAGTGTAAAATATGATTAGCATATCTGAAAAAGCTAAAAATTATTTAGTTACAGCTATAAAAACTCAAGATAAAAAGTACGCATATCTTGCAGTTAATGGTGGTGGCTGCTCAGGGTTTCAGTACGAGTGGGATATGACTAACGATTTAGAAAAAGGTACTCTTATTGAAAATATATTAGTACTTGATAGAACAGCAGAAATGTTTGTTATAGGTTGCACAGTAGATTACGTAACAGAATTCGGCGGATCATACTTAAAAGTTATAAATCCTAATGCAACAGCGCAATGCGGTTGCGGGGAATCATTCGCCGTATAATTTAGTTAACATGTTATGTATTTAATTCATTTTTTAGTGTACATTTGCGTAAAAGCATGGTATAATAATACTATTAAAATGGAGAAATACATAATGACATCATCAAAACTATCAATAATTTATTCACACTTTCAATCCCTTCCGGATTATCACCACAAAATTAAATACCTTCAAGACAACAAATCTGATCTCGAAAAATTTAACATAAATGTTGACAATTTAATTAACCACTATTTAACTAACGGCGATAAACCATATCAAACAATTAAAAAATCGGAATATTAATTAATGGCATTTTACACTAATCTTTATCGATATAAAAGTAACATATACTATCGCGGTTATTCAACTAACGGCGATAGAGTTATTAAAAAAGATCATTATGAACCAAAGTTCTGGGTTACTACACCAGATGATACTGGTTACAAAAGCATCGATGGTCATAACGTAGGATCAATAAACTTTAATAGTATGTACGAAGCTGGTCAATGGCTGCGTGATAACCTTGAAGTTTCTGGTAGAAAGATTTATGGTAATAAGAGATACATATCACAATACGTAATGGAAAAGTTTCCAACTGATATTGAATTTGATCGTAGTTCAATTAATGTTGGTACATTCGATATTGAAACAGACTATGATGATGGCTTTCCACATCCGGATCAAGCAGCTCATAAAATATTATCAATATCATATAAGTCTAGTAAATTTTCAACATATCATGTGTGGGGTTATGGCGATTTTAATACTAAGACTGCACTTATAAGCGATGTTAAATATACTCGATGCAATAGTGAAGAAGAACTTCTTACTAAATTTATAGAATTCTGGTCACATCCAGATATTACGCCTGATGTCATTACTGGTTGGAATACAAGGTTCTTCGATATTCCTTACGTGATTAATCGTACTTCACAAATCTTAGGTATTGAATACTTACATAAGTTTTCTCCTTATGGCTTGCAAATACCAGAACCTAGAAAAGTTATATATCGTGGTAGAGAAAATCTAGTTTATGAAATACCTGGTATTCAAACATTAGATTATATGGAACTATTTCAAAAGTTTGGTTATACGTATGGTCCTCAAGAATCATATGCATTAAATCATATTGCGTATGTTGTCCTTGGTGAAAAGAAACTTTCATATGATGAATCAGGTTCACTTAAAAATTTATATAAAGATGATCATCAAAAGTACATTGACTATAATATGAAAGATGTTCAACTCGTTGATAGACTCGAAGAAAAACTTGGATTAATTACGTTGGCTATTACTATGGCTTATAAAGGCGGTGTTAATTTTCAAGATACGTTTGGTGTAACTGCTATATGGGAATCAATTATTTGTAGAAAATTATATCAAAGTAAAGTTATTCCGCCACTTGCACAAAAGTATGATGATTATGAAATACAAGATGGTAAAACTCATATTGCCGGTGGCTATGTTAAAGATCCTATTCCTGGTAAATATCAGTGGGTAGTGTCATTTGATTTAAATTCACTATATCCTAATATTATTGTGCAAAATAATATGTCACCAGAAACAAGAGTTAATCGTATTGATGATTCATCTAAATTTGCAAGAGCTGCAAATGAAACATATTATCGTAAAGACTTTCAAGGCGTACTACCAAAAATTATTGAAGAATATTATGATGAGCGTGTATCTATAAAAAATATGATGTTAGCTGCAAAAGCTGAAGAGCAAAAAGGTTATACATCTGAACTAGACAAAGAAATAAGTAATTTAGAAAACAGGCAGATGGCTATTAAAATTCTACTTAATAGTCTATATGGTGCACTTGCTAATAAACACTTTTTGTACTTCAGTACAGGATTGGCTGAAGGTGTAACACTTACTGGTCAAAAAGCAATTAAACACGCTGAAGTTACTATGAACACTGAATTAAATAAGTTACTTAAATCTGATAAAGATTATGTGATTGCAATCGATACCGATTCTTTATATGTTAACTTTGGTCCATTAGTAGATAAATTTGCACCAAATAATCCAGTTTTATTCTTAGATAAAATATGTAAAGAACATTTCGAACCAGCAATTGCTAAAGCTTATAAAGAATTCTTTAAGATGCATAACGCATATAAAAACAGAATGGTTATGGCAAGAGAAGCAATATCTGATGTTGGTATTTGGACTGCAAAGAAACGATATATACTTAACGTACATAATAATGAAGGTGTACAATACGCTGAACCTAAACTTAAGATTATGGGTATTGAAGCTATTAAGTCGTCAACACCAGAAATTGTACGTAATAAATTCAAAGAAGCATTTAAGATTATAATATCTGGTACTGAAAAAGAAACACAAACGTTTATTGCTAACTTTAAAGCTGAGTTTAAAAGTTTAAATCCAGAAGCTATAGCTTTTCCACGTGGAGTTAGTAACATAACAGATTGGCACGATAGAAAAACTATATTTAAAAAGAGTTGTCCAATACATGTTCGTGGATCATTGCTGCATAATTATTATCTTAAACAAAATAAATTAAATAACAAATATGAACTTATACAAAATGGTGATAGAATTAAATTTGTGTATCTAAAACTACCAAATTCTATAAGACAAAATATAATATCATTTAAAGATGTGTTACCTAAAGAATTAAAGTTACACAGTTATATCAATTATGATTTACAATTCGAAAAAACATTTATCGAACCACTAAATCTAATACTTAACCCAATCGGCTGGTCAGCCGAAGAACAAGCAACACTGGAGGATTTTTTCGTATGAGTACGAACTGGTTTAAAGACATGCAAGACATGCATAAGAAATATGGCGTAGACGAATGGATGAATAAAGAAAAGAATTCTGAATGGTGTAAACTCAGAACGTTTATGGATTTTAGAATTAGCATGATGCAAGAAGAACTTGATGAAACAAAAGCAGCTGTTAAAAATAAAGATCCAGAAGAAATTGTTGATGGTATTATAGACATGTGCGTCTTTGCTATCGGCACACTAGAAGTATTTGGTGTTGATGCTAATAAAGCATGGGACCAAGTACTAAAAGCAAATATGTCAAAAGAAGTTGGCATTAAAGAAGGCAGACCTAATCCTCTTGGTTTACCAGATTTGGTAAAGCCTGAAGGTTGGAAAGGTCCAACACATAAGGGAAATCATGGAAATATCACTGACTCTTTTTAATAGTATATTTGATAATAAGACTAAACAAAAGTTAACATTTGAAAACTTTGACAGCTTTGAACAAGCATTGTATGGTCTATCTAATCGAGTTATAAAATCTAAAAAAGATGCACCGTTAATGTCACCTGCGCAATTTAAGCCTGATACCACACGAGCTAACGATAATGTTACAATGTGGGCAGGCTGGTGTGCAGTTGATGTTGATGACTTTGAATTTACAGGAGACCTACAAAGTGCTTTATCAAATCGTTTTAGTAAGTATCGCTTTATTTGCTACTCTACTGCTAGCAGCTTGGAATCTTTTCCAAAGTTTAGGCTTGTCTTTCCACTTACAAAGAATATACAACATGAAAAGATACGACACTTTTGGTATGCTCTTCAAACAGAACTTGGAGATTTGGGAGATAAGCAAACCAAAGATCTTTCTCGCATGTATTATGTACCAGCAAAATATGATAATGCTTTTAATTTTATCTTTTCTCGAAGCGGTGATTTTATCAACCCTGATATTTTATTAAATAAATATCCTTATAAAGAAAAGAGTTCTAATAGTTTCTTTGATAGACTACCAGAAGATATGCAAAAAGAAATTATTGAACACCGTAAATCCAAATTGGATAATACTAATATAAATTGGTCGTCATATAAGAATTGTCCATTCTTTCCAAGACAATTAGAAAAAGAATATAGAATGATAAGTAGTGCAGGTTGGTATCATAAAATGTACCAAATTATGGTTGCAACTGCTGGTAATGCTATTAAAAATAAATACCCAATCTCTGCGCATGAAATTACTTCTCTATGTAGAGAACTTGATAATGAAACTGGTAATTGGTATAAATCACGTCCATTAGAAAAAGAAGCAGATCGTGCTCTTGAATATGTCTATAAAAACATTTAACATGTTATGTTTATTTTCCTTTACTTTTAGAGAAAAGTGTGGTATAATATAAGTATATAAAATTAAAAATAGGAGTTTTTATATGTATACATCATCACAATCAAACCAATCACCATTAACACTTACCATTAAAA